TCCTCCTGAAAAAGATTTAAGATCCTATTTAATCCTGCTATTACTTTCTGCATCTCTTCATTTTTAGCCCAGCACTTACTACCGTAAGCATTTTGCCATAAACCACTCTCATAGAGAAAAGCGTGTACTATCTCATGGCGGAGTACCTTTTTCTGATATGCTATCAAATCCTTTACACTCTCCGCACTCTGCTTATAGTTAAAAATGAGGATCTCCTTTAAACTAGGATCACACCATCCATCCGCCTCTCTATCATATCTGTAATCATCCTCATCTATAATACGGATACTGTATCTGGTTCCTAAGATCTGTACCTCGCTATTAAAAGCTCTGTGAGGCTGTGTACTGCCTGTACTCTCAATATCATCTAAAGATACGGTTATTTCCAGCCCTGTATCACATAGCTTTACTGTAGCTGTACCCTTTTCAGTGCTATACCCTGTTACCTCTCCTACCATCTGCTTATATGCCTTAAGATATACAATCTCTCCAGTAATATCTCTGGTTATATCTCCGCTTACTATCTGCATTACTCTTTATCCTCCTTTTGTCTGTTCTCCAGCTCTAAGCTACTGTTATGGCTTGCCACACAAAGGCTCATCATAACAATTCCCACTACTGCTCCTGCCATAAAGCATCCGATCCCTACTAAGATAATCATATAATCCCTCCTAACTGAAAAGGAGAGCCTTTTACAGCTCTCCCTCCCTAACCTCTGCCTTTATTTAACTGTTTCCCACTCCATAGGCTCCAGATCATCAAATACCACAGGTACTCTCTCTCTAAGCTCCTTTAAGAGCGGTACTGCTACCTCTAACATCTGCGGATGAGGCTTTCCTGTAGATCCGCAAGCTCTGAGGCTTAAGAAGTGCCTCCACTCTCTAAGGTTAGCTGTCATTACTACCTCTGTTTTGAGGCTGTTAGGTAATACAGATCTTGTCTCCTGTGGAGTTCTTCCCTCACTAATCAGATAGTTATATGTTTTCTCTGCTCTCATACAGCTCTCTAACCAATTATCCATCTCTGGAGTATCCTCCTCAAAGAATACAGGGCGGATAAAAGCTACATCTCCGCTTTTATTGTAATTACAATACCTTGTACTCTCCTGTGCATAGCTGGCTACTCTGTGGCGTACAATCTCATGTGATACACCTCTATCACAGATAAACTTTACGCTAAAAGAGTAATGCTCCAGCATCGCCATGTGATTACTCTTAATAAGAGCTCTTACCATCTTCTCAGCGGATCCCTCTGTGATCTTGTCCTCACTCTTATAACATACTCTGGCTACTCTCTCGATCTTCTTTAAGATTTCCTCTCCATTGAGGGGATCTAAGATCTCATATCCTGCATCTACGATTTTCATATACACCCTCCTTACAGCACCATAGCTAAACGATCCTTAAGCTCTCGCTCAATGTACTCTCTTACCTCAATCGGATTAACATTGTTACCTGTACAGGGGATCATATCCTGCAAAATAGAGGAGATCGTATCAAACGCCCCCTCTATCCCTAAATGAGTTATAATCTCTAAAAAATAATTTTTATAATCTGGATTAACGCTAAAGTTATCATCTCCACAGATACTAATAAGCCTGTTATAAAGCTCTTTCTCCGTATAAGGTACTTTATCATTCCACTTAACCAGCACATTAAAACGCCTTGTTTCTAGGCTGGCTCCTGCCTCTGGGTAAATACCCATCATATCCTCAAAACGCTTAATACCGTACTCATCCGCTGTTTCAATAAACATATTGTTAAGAGTACGCTCAACCTGTTCTAGGATGTACTTAAGCTCTGGCGTTTCCGCCTTTGCTATCTCCTTAAACTCTTTAAGCTGTCGGAGTACAGGCATCCAATAGCCTAATAAATCAATCTCTCTAGCCAATATAAACACCTCCTAACAGAGGTATCTCCTCCTGTGCTAAGGCTAAGTTACTGGCTACATCGTTTAGCTGTGTATCCGCCACATCTAAGATCCCATCCAGATTAAGGAGCCTGTTTTCTATCTGAGAGATACGCACTACTAAGTTACCTTTCTCCCAGTTCTTACGCATTTCCAAAAAATACGCCTCCAGAGTTTCCTCCGCCTTAGGTTTTACCTGCGACCACTGGTAGCCATCATTTAGAGTTATTCTGGATTTTATGCTTACCGTTTTACCTACAGCGGATACTACTGTTACGGTATGCCCTATAGGAGCTATGCCACTACCTGTACCCTGTGGATCTGGATCTATAGCCTCCTGCACCGCTTTTACCAGTGTGCTAGATGCTACTCCAAAATCACTATTGATAATGATTAACTTAACAGTGCCTCCTCCATTCCACACAGGGATAACTACTGTACCTCCTACACCATCCAGAGCATCGGTTTTCTCTACATAATCCTGCTTATTACCGCCAAAAGGGTTACTATCAAAGGAGTTAAGGTATCGTGTCCTTAGAGTCTCTGTATCCTCCTCATCCTCCGCTGGGATAAGGAGCTCTGTAAGCTCTCCAGTAAGATCCTTATCAATGTACTCAATGGAGCTAAGATCTCCAAAAAACTTATTACCATTGGTACCCTCTGTTTCACACTCCATCTGGTAATAAAAATAACCATCAGCACTCTCCATAAATGCTGTGGCTACATAGTTAAGCTCATTCAGATTAAATCTGGATCCTATAGGGATCTCCATATTAAATTTACCCTTTAGAGTAGCCTTAGTAGCCTCATAAGGGATAATACCTCTCTCCTTACAGCGGAGGATTAGAAACTCTCTTACTGCGGTATCTGCATACCCATTATTTACGATATTACCTAGCTGGATATATACATCTGCGTGCTCTGCGGATACAGGGGCTATAGCGTTCATAATAACGGAGCCCTCACGCTTATCTACATCACTTGCCACCCTTGCTAGGGATCTATCTAATATATTTTCGTATGTCTGATCCTCATACATCCATTTCCACCTCCTTACTACCTACATCTGTTACCAGAGTAAATTTTATATGGAGTACATCTTTAATCTGAGATACCTCCAGATCTTGTACTCCTGTTATATGCTCATTCTCAAATAAGCACTCCTCCATATACCGCCTTACCTCACTGTTAAGGTATTCCTCACTGTAGCTATATCCGATAAGATCATAAACCTCATCCCCATAACCCCAGCTATAAATAATCCAGCGGTATCTCTTAGCCTTAAGAGCTAAGTAAGCCCACACACAAAGAGCATCTACACCAGTTACTATCCTCCCTGTGAGTGTGCCTTTTTCAAAGTCGATCTCATACTCACGGATAGAGGAGGCTGTTACCTCTGGATCCGCTAGAGTAAGATCCTCTGTTGTTGCAAAAGGAAATAAACTCATTTACGCCTCCACCACCCTTGCTATGATTACATACTTGTTATTATCATTAAGTTTCTGTACCAGCACCATATCCCCAGCTTTAAGCCCATCGGTATAGGTTATCTGGCTCTGTTTCCATACTCTAGTATCTGGATCTGGGTTATCCTTACTGGCAAAACCGTTACTCTGTGTAGTATCCACAGATACTCCAGCTACATAAGGTACTTTTATTTGTCTGGTATACCCTGCTACTAAGTAATCTGCTATATACAGATCCTCAGCATTGAGTACCAGATCATCTATCTTTACGCTGTTAGAGCTTTGCATTACTCCTATCTGGGCTAAGGTAGGATTATCTTTAGCTCCCTGTGATCTCATCATCTCTAGCACTTCTGCATATTGATGATCGTTTTTCATGTTATCCCCAGTACCAGCCATGCTATCCCTCCTTAGTATCCATCATTTGTTTTAAAGTTACTGTTAAGCTCATGGTAGCTACTCCATTCTGCCATGTGTGAGTATCTGCATCTATCCACACTACACCGCTGAGCCCTGTAGAGCTATCTCTTACTACTACCTTTTTGTGGAGGAGGGTACCGTTATTCTTTTGGATCTGCCTCTGCATTTTCCTTTTGAAACTGCTCACTCTTTTCTGCCTCCATTTCTGCTACGCTGTGCCATACTTCATCCTCTGTTTCAATCTCGCATATCTCCCACGCCCTATCCTCTGGTAAATATCTCCGCTCTGCCAGCTCTTTTACCTTAGCTACAGTAGTGGGATCGTATCTAAATGAGATTTTAAAAGCATCGTCAAAATAAGTACCTTTTTCCAGTTTCTCTACTGTTATCATAAAAATAAACCTCCTGTGTTAAGTCTTTATATAACTTAATCACAGGAGGTAAATATATTTAGATAACCCCTATATAATTTATGCTACTAACTGCACATAAAGCCCCAACTTTCTAGTACAGTACATATAATCCTCTAAGTAGTGTATCATACTTTCAGTATGTATCTCGGAACATTTGGTCCAATCAATCCATAAATACCATTTTCAAATTTGATGCTGATTCCATGCAATACTTCTTTACTGCCATATCTTTTTTTTATATCAATTAACTCTAGCATGATATTTTTGAACTCAACTTTCCCTAAAATTCGTGTTATAAAAATAGTAACCCAGCGCTATCACTATAATTGCAAAAACCAGATTAATTATTAAAGAATAACTTAATAACTGAATTGGAACTCCCATTAAATTGATAGGTTCATATTCCTTAAAATAATTGACACTTTCACTAATCAATGGAAACGGTGTATACTTTCTAAGAATATCATAATTTTCAGCTTCTCTGATTGTGCCACCGGATAAAGCAAAATATTTTCCTGATAAAATATAATTAATTGCTATACCTCCCAGACCAATAAATGTATTAATCGCTATCGGCACAATATTACTTTTAAAAAATAAAGAAACAAAAATAAATACACTAGATAATACAAAAAAACCAATTGCCCTCATAATTACTACTCCAATTATCATCTCAAATAAAGTAATACTATAAGGTGAATGTAAGAAAGCGTTATTTAAGAGAATTGATGTATTCCATTGATCTATTTTATTCCAAAAAACAGACCATATTGTCATTCCCAAAGTTTCAACCACTGATGCCATTATCGAAAAAAATAATGTTACCACTATTTTATTCCGATAAGATAACTTCCCACCTCTATATGATGATTTAATCATATAAAATGTATTGTTATTATGTTCATTCAAAAACAAAAAAGAAGAAAATAAAATAATTACAATAATAAATACAATATCTATAATATCAGTTACGCAAAATAAATCATATACTTCATTTAAAGTCTCACTTTCTCCAATTACAAGATTAGTCTTCTTTCCATATAATTTATTTATCGTTTCGTTCATTCTCTTATAATATCCAGACTCAGTTTTTATTTTAATTTCAGAATCAGAAATAACACTATCCCTATATTCAACAACATTATGACAATTTAAAGCATCTTTATCCAATGTCAGATAAACAAACATTTCATCCATTACATCTTCATTTTGTGTTTCTTCATATTTGTTTTGTAGCTCCATTACTTTTTGCTCTATCACATCATATTTTCGTTCTGAAAAATCACCAATATATGCAGAAAACTCTCTTAAATCTATTTTCTCATTAGCATATGCATTATATGAAATTGCCATTGAAAAAATAAAAGCCACAATCATAGAAATCATAAGTATTTTACATGATAATATTTTTTTAATTTCATATCTCAT